GTCATTAATGTCTTCAGCCATTCTTTCGCACTCGACAACATCCCACCCATCAGATCGTCTCCGATTGATAACGCTTGGTTCTGCAGTTCCTGAGCTTTCCCGATTGCAACCTTTTCTCCTAATTGTTTCTGAAGAGCCACGAATCCTTCCTCACCCAGTGCTGACTCGTATTTCGATTTATCTAAAAGCATTTTATTTAATCTATCTTGAATCGCCTCTTCATCTACATTACTCTGGGCTAAATCATCTTGAAATGACCTTACCTCTTCGAGTGTAGCTAGTTGATCCTGATCTAATTTCTTACCTGAATTCAATCTCTTGGCGATCAGCTTAGCCATATTGCCTTCAAGTTCAACGGATCTAGATAACGTTTTAGCATTATCTTTTGTCGACATGCCGATGACCCTAGATTTTTTCAAACGTTTGTCAGCTAATTTTTGAAATTCTTTACCTAAATCCACCTGTTCCTGAGATGGTTTAAGTGCTTTTTCCTTTAGAGCAGCAATTTCTTTGTTAACCTTTTTTTGGTCTTCTAATGTCTCTAGTATTTTTGCCTCAGCCTGTTGATACGATTTTGATGATTTGTTATGAGCACTCTTTACCCTACCCTGCTCTTTTATAAGTTCAAGATTTTTTCTATGGATTTTGTTTAATTCAAGCAGTCGTTTTAATTCATCAGCCATTACATCTCTCTATTATGAAGTCCTGGTATATTCACTTCCGTACTTCGCTAGTGCTTTTTCAATAGCTGATTCTGCATCAGCTTGTTTCTTCGCTACATCAGCCCATGCGGCTTTGACTTTCGGATCATTGGCTACTTTCTTATTCTTGGCAGCTTTCTCGAGATTTTTCACCCCATCGGAAAGTTTTTTTAGTAACTTTGATAAGAACGATTCAGTCATGATGTTCTTATGATCCATATATGATTTCTTTTTACTCATCTCGAGTTCTCCAGTTTATCATATATAAATATCAAGACAGTGGATTATTTTTTGAATTTAGATGCCATTCCCGGGTGGGTAGTTTTAGATTTCTTATGAGCTTTTTCCATTTCAGCTCGTTCTTTTTTCTTCGCTTCGACTAATTTTCCGGTATAGAATTTTCTCAAATAGACGGGCATTTCGTATACATCTTGATGAGTGAAGCCCTGTCCGTAATAGACGAGTGAGAATATCTCGTCGTGTATCTGGGGTTTATGCTGCGGTCTTAGGCCAAAAAAACTCGACGGTCATCGGTATATCAACCGTGACCACATCACCTCCTAACTCGATTTCTTGCTTCAGTTCAATATCTGGGGCGACACGACCCATTTCCTGACGTAGGAAAAATGAATCTTTTGATAGCATGTTGTTGACAAAATCTGCAATGACAGGTTTACCCTCTTCACCGTTGACTGAAATGATCGAGTGTTTCAATCGCGTGGTGAGTTCCGGTACTACTTGTGTACCTGTCTTTTTATATGATTTTAATTCTTGATCGATTATCCGCTCCTCTTTCCCTGTCAGGAGTTTGAATTTCACTTCAGCTTTTGATGCTGGGAGTGTGATGACGAATTCATTATTTTCTAAACTGACGTCTTCAGGAATTGTTTTGAACGGACAATCCGTTAGATCAAATATATGTTCAGATACCTCTTGTGTGTTCGGGTCAGTGACGGTTGCAATATATTCTGGTCCGTATGCCAGTACTCTAGCTGCAACCATGATTGCATTTTTATCACCTAAAATCAAATCATCTAATTTTACATCCGGTGAAGCGATAAGTGCATTCAACAATGTATCGATCACAACACCCTTTTTGATCAGATTCTGAGAAGTCAAAATATCTTCTTCTCTCGCTGTCATGTATTTGATTTCTATCTTGCCATTTGCAAGTGGGCTGTCTGTGGGATAAATCTTTCCCTGACTCGGAAGATCTATAACTTCTGTAGGGAATTTATTTTCGTTTGCCATAATGATAACCTCTTGATATTTTTAATTAGAACTGTAATATTGCGTAGTCGTACCTTAGAGTTAATGCGATTTCAACTGGTTCTGATACTGAAAAATCTACTGTTCCGAAATTAGCTGATTGGACGTAACATCCTTTTAATGACCACTCTTCAATCTTATCACCGACGGGACCGAGTAGGTTGATCGTGACATCCTTCTTATAAAAATCTGAATATCCATCCCGACCTGTAACTGATTCATGTGATAATCTGATCCACTCCATCGCGGCCTGTGCGGCTGATGGTACGACTGGATCGTATAACGTGATATCGAGTGGCTGCCATTGGGTTTTACCTTTGACGTATCGGACAGTATTCATATGATGGAGAGCGACTTCTTCGGATTCGATCGCTGGTCTGTTCCCAGCTTTTATCATATATGCCGGCATGCCGTCGATAGTGAAGATGAATCGATTTTGAAGTTTCGGTTCGAACGGTGTATACATTATTTCTTGAGCGGTTAGCAATTCAGCCATTTTATTTCTCCAAAGTTTGTTTAATTATCTGTATATAAATATCATTCATGTGTTGTTTTTATTCAGGAAAAGTAGCACCGGTAGGTTGAACTGTAAAATCGAGAACTATAAACTCAGCTGTTCTGGTCGGTTGAATGAATATCTGACCGTATAGAATATTTCTATCAACTATATCTGGGGTATTGTTCGAATCATCCATCACAACTCTGAATGCTGATAATCCTGAGTTTGATTGCACCTGTTCCATATATGGACTCACGATATTGAGAAAGCGAGTACGAGTTTGAGTATTATTTTGTTCAAATACTAAAAATCTTGATGTACTGGCGATAAATTTCTTTAATTTAATGAGTAACCTTCTGACATTAACTCTATCGAGTGCTGAGGCCTTTTTCTGTAAAGTCTTTTGTCCCCAGATGCAAACCCCCTGTCCGGGAAATGTCGCGATCGGATTGACATTACCTTCATATAGAGTATCGCGGTTCGAATGTGTGAGTTTTCTCTCTGCCTGTATGGCTGAATCAATTCCTCCTCTATTCAGACCAGCTGGCGCGAACCATGGATGAGCGACTTTATCGTTGAACGTGTATACCCCTGCCACTACTGTAGAAGGCGGTACCCAGACGTTTGTTCCGAGATCAGCATCTCTGATTTGAACCCATGGCCAGTACATCGCTGCATAGCTGGAATCACGACTCAGTGCTTCATCTGTTGCCGTTGTGAGTGCTGTATTGTATAGAGTCGGATCAGCTACAACGAAACAATCTCCCCTGTCTTCACACATAGTAATCGCTTTATTGATAATAGAATCTCCTCCTGATCCACCCCCAGTCACACCTGGCATGAGAACTAAATTGATATCGTATTCATCAGCATTTCCGAGTAAATTGATCGCATCTTCATAAGCTGTCTTTCCACTTGCGGCTACGTTGAGATTCAGTCCCTGTGAATTTGTATCAGTGATGTTTTGATAAAAGTTTTTTGGATTTTGAACCGTGCCATCACTACCACCGCTAAACGATCCACCGAACGATCCACTGTTCGAACCACTCGCTACTGAAGGTAAGGAAGCTGATGCGGCTGCTAGTCTAAGATTTCCATTTGTATCTAAGTAATTCGGTGTATCCGCTAGTACCTCTACTCTGACATATTTCGATTTATTCGGGTATGAACCACTGAGTGCTAGATAGGGATCTGTTCCACCGGATTGGTTTAGTATCCATTTCTGGTCACCGATGACTTTGGCTATATAATTTTGTTGGTTCGGATCCAGACTGACATTATTCCAAGTCTCCACTGTTTTCTTTTTCTTTATATTATCATCACCACGCCTGATCTTTAGACTAAAGGTTCCTCTGCTTTGATTTACAGTTGCTATCTCCCATCTGAGATTATCTTTTGATCCTGAAGACAGTACATTATTACCACTGATGGAACCAATACTGTTCATTATCTCACCATCAGCGTGTGTGTGGAGTTTTAAAACTTCAGTAAATGTTTCAGTATTGTAATCATGACCACCTTGGAAAAGTTTAGCTGACATAGAAACTGATGATGTTAGAAAATACTTTATCGGGTGGAGTACGCTTTTCATAGATGTATTTAATGAACTCCATCCGCTTCCACTTGTTGAACCACCTGTGAGACTGCCATACTCACCAAACGCCCCAGGTCGATTAAAATTTAAAGTAATTGTATTAGAAGATCTGCTCGCGCTTATGTCTAGTCCATGTAAAGATGAACTATTATTTAACACATTCAATAAAGCATCAGCATTATTAGTTGGGCTATTCTGTGCTACGACAAATATACGTGTACTTGAATTAGCATCTGAAGCTGGATCCCAGCCAGAGCCAGTAAATACGAATTCTACACCACCGATCGAACAAGATACTTCAGCTTTACTTCCACTAAATGGTTCAACCTGGACAAGTGGAACTGAATCTGTATCTCCGATTGAGATGGACGCGGAAGCCGCTACCCCACCACCTACCACTGATGGATCGATTGAAGATGATATGGTTGCAGAAGCATTAGAGTAAGCACCTGCTAGAACTCGCACAACAGTCAGTGGTGAACTGTGCTTTAGATATTCTCGTGCTGTATAGGATGTGAAATATTGTTGATACGTACCATCACCGGTGGTTTTACTCCCACTGTGGAAAGTATCGCCGAATATATATTGAAATTCCGAATATGAGTTAACTACTGTTGGGATTCCTGCAGGACCTTTAACTGTTGGTCCAATCAGAGCTGCTCCGATATCACCTATAGCTGCAGGTAAGAACGATTGATCTATCTCTTTAGTAAATACACCAGGACTGATAATTTGTTTTTCAGCCATTTAAATTATCTCCCATGTAGTTATTCAGGAAATGTCGCGCCAGTAGGTTGTACTGTAAAATCAAGAACTATAAATTCAGCTGTTCTGGTTGGTTGTATGAATATCTGTCCGTACAGGATATTTCTATCGACTAAATCCGGTGTATTATTTGAATCATCCATCACAACCCTGAAAGCATTCAGACCAGAATTCGACTGTACCTGCTCCATGTATGGGTTCACTATATTGAGAAATCGATTTCGTGTCATTGCAGTGTTCTGTTCAAATACTAAGAACCTCGAAGTACCAGCAATAAATTTCTTTAATTTGATAAGCAATCTCCTGACATTAACTCTATCGAGAGCTGAAGCTTTCTTCTGCAATGTCTTCTGACCCCATACACATATACCTTGACCAGGAAATGTCGCGATTGGATTTACATTTGATTCATATAATGTATCGCGATTAGCATGCGTGAGTTTTCTCTCTGCTTGAATCGCCATATCGATTCCACCACGATTCAGACCAGCTGGGGCGAACCACGGATGAGCTACTTTATCATTGAAAGCATAAACCCCACCCATAACGGTTGAAGGCGGTACCCATCTGTTCGCACCGGTATCAGAATCTGCAATCTGTATCCAGGGGTAGTACATCGCACCATAACTGGAATCTCTCGCTTCTGCTTTAGTAGCTGCGGTTGTGAGCGCTGTGTTGTATAAGGTCGGATCAGCTACAACGAAACAATCTCCCCTGTCTTCACACATATCGACTGCTTTTGTTATGAGCTTTGCTCCACCGTCATCTGCATCTGTAACCCCTGGCATGAGAACTAAATTGATATCATACTCATCCTGATTGCTCAGAAGATTAATCGCATCTTCATAAGCAGTTTGACCCGATGCACCTACATCTAAATCAAATCCCTGTGAATTACCATCCACCATTTCATCATAAAACTTAGGGTCAGGATCACCAGTTCTCTTCGCCTCCGAATCAAATCCTGTAAATCCGTTCGATCCACCTGAGAACGAACCACTGCCTATACCTGGTAGAGAACCTGTAGCAGTAGCTATTCTGACATCACCATTCTCATCTAAATAATTTGGAGTGGATTTGTTTACCTCTACTCTGACGTACTTTGATTTATTCGGATACGAACCTGTGGGTTGGAGATACGGATCTGTTCCTCCAGAACCTCTCAGAGCCATGGCTGTATCGCCGATAACTTTCGCTATATAATTTTGTGAATTGGGATCTAGACTGACGTTATTCCACGTCTCCACTGTTTTCTTTCTCTTTATACTGTCGTCGCCTCGGCGTATAATAAGTGAAAACGTTCCCTTTTTCGGTTGCTGACCAGTTACTTCCCATCTCAAATTATCTGCTGAACCTGAATTGGTTAATACATTATTTCCACCAACGACGGCTGCAACATCTGCACCAAAGGTCGCTGGTTGCCCGGTATTCATCAATGCACCATGTGAAAGGGTATGAAGTGTAAATGATGCCATGGAAGCCGAATATATTAGGTTCGATGATCTTACTGATGCTGTGTGATAAGTCCCATCAGGTGTACCTATTGGTACAAATGCTTTCGCAGTAGTATACGCACCGGCGAGGATCCTTACCACCGTAAGCGTTCCAGCATGTTTTAAATATTCTTTAGCAGCATGTGATGTCAAATACTGTACGGAACTACTCTGATGTCTATTCTGAACATCTCCGAACGTGGCCCGAAAATCTGAATATGAATTAACTATTGTAGGGATACCAGCTGGACCCTTTACAGTTGGACCGATCAGAGCAGCGCCGATATCAGCCACTGCCGCTGGTAAAAATGTTTGATCTATTTCATTTGTAAATACGCCTGGACTGACGACTTTTTCTGAAGATGCCATGTATATTCTCCACTAAATTACTTTTATTAAAATTATTAAAAACTTACAACAGAGTTCTCTGTTGTTTATAAATATAAAGTAAATTCTGAAGACTACATGTTATTTTTATATATAACTTATTTTATAATAATTTTTACTTATTATCAGTAGTGGTATCAGTAGGTTCAGCTGGTGTGAAGACTCCTGTTTCTGGATTCAACACTCCATCCCCG